ATATGAACCGTATCATATCACCTATCTTAGAGTATGAGTTTGCTTTGCTACTTGAGAAACCTAAGTGGAAGTCAGGTAACCCAGAAGAGCGTAAACAATATATCTACGACACTATCAATACAAGTAAGAAGTTTGTTAAGGAGATATTAGCTAACAGCTTTGACCCAGAGGATACACGTAGTTTGTTGCTGTATAAGCTTGGTGCTGGTGAGTATGCTAATAAGAGGCGCATACAGGATTACCAGAAAGAGTTTGGTCTAGGTGATGAAGAACTCACAGACCTAGAACTACCTCAGCTTCAACTGTTTGTAGGATACGTTGAGTTGATGGAGGAGCTCAGGAAAGATAAGAGGGAAGAATAAAAAGAGGGGGGCTTAGTTGCCCCCCTTTCTAGTTATTTAACACCGTGTACTTTGGCTGCGTTACTACACCAGAGAACGGCTTCTTTGAGAGCCTTGATAGCGTACTCCTTTTCATCAGAAGCGTGTAGGTTATTGTCTATATGTACTAGCATCTCGTAATACTTTACATCTAGCTCATCAATAAACTGCTCTTGCTTCAGCTGAATGAAACGCTTGGCTTCTTCTTCTATACTAAATCCCATACTAACTCCAGTGCTGGGGGATGTGTGTGTAGTTTACCATAAGTAATACACACTGTCAACAACTATTTGTGTGTTTCTACCCAGCGCTTTCGCATTCGATTGAGATACCAGATAGCTTTGTCGATGTCCTCTAAGCCATTCTTGTATTCGCATCGCCACATATACTTCAGAACGTTAGCTGCCTGTGGTGCTATAGCGCCTGACATATTCTGAGTCATAGCTTCGATAGCGTCAATGCATTCAATGCCAGCTTGGTTGTAGTGTATTGGTTTATTTACTGGATCGTTCACGTAGATACTCCGCTTGCTTGATTAACTTCTCAGGGTCATCATTAGACTTACCCATACTGTGATTACACCCTTCGCATACGTAACCCCTGAACATACCTGTACTGTGATCGTGATCTAAGTGCAGCACATCAGGTACGTCACCACAAGCTTGACACTTACCGTCTTTAGGTTTAGGGTTTAGCTTTTTCAATGTACGAACTAGACCAGTAGCTTTGTTGTGGCAAGCACTGCACTGGTTGCAGTATATACGATTACCTTGTTTACCCCAGTAAGCAGTACGAAACTCTGCGATAAGCTTCTCTTCTTTACAGTCCTTACATATCTTTGTACCTTCAGCTGTATTAGGTTTATTCTGTACGTTCTCTTTGAACAGGTCTAGCTGCATCTTTTCTCCACTTTAACTCAAACAAGAGTTTCTGTTGCTCGTACTCTGACATTATACACCATTCTCGTATTTCGTCAAGAGTTCTTTTACACCCCACGCAAAATCCATCAACGTCTATACGACAGACCTTCACGCAGGGTGATGGGATAGTCCCTAATTTATTTGTGCGATTCCTACTCACACTGACGCAAGCCAGTAGCAGGGTCATAGTAGCAAGCGCCACCTTCCTCAACGTAATCCTGAGTCTCTTCGACTACTGGTTCCTCAGCTACGTCTTCAGAGGTAGACGCATTAAGAATGCCATAACGTTTACCTGCTGCACGGAATGTAGTACAACCAGATGCACCGCCATCATACGCATCCATATACACCTGCTTGAAGTCTTCCCAAGAAACATCAGAACCTACATTGCAAGTCTTAGAGCAAGCTGAATCAACAAAGCGTGACGCTACGTTCAACACCTTGACGTGATCAAACACAGATAGCTCATCTGCAGTCTTACCCTTCACACCAAACACACGATATCCATAGTCCTCTACTCGCTCAACCTTTGGTCCGTCGAAGGTTTGGATAGTTCTGTCGTAGTAATGTGAGAAGACAGGCTCGATTCCAGAGGATACGTTGTCGGCTGACAAACTGATAGTTCCTGTTGGAGCAACAGAAAGCAGATGACTGTTACGAATACCGTGATCGCTAATGAGATTGCGGATATCATCAGGAAGAGACTTAGCAAAACCACTTTCAAGGTAAGCTTGAGTAAATAGAGGAAACGGACCTTTCTCAATAGCCAACTCAACAGATGTAGTGTACGCAACATCCCTAATCACTCCCATAATTTCTTCAAGAGTTTTGAGGAACCTGTCACTACCATACTCAAACCCTAGTGCTTCGATAGCATTTGCTACACCAGTAACACCAAGACCCATTCGACGTTTACTAAGTGCTTCTCCTTGTTGTTCCATAAGTGGGTACGTTGCACGATCAACTACATTATCCATAGCACGAACAACGTGTGGGATATCATTACGTAGTTGGTTCATATTGAAGACGTACTTACCCTCGTGCTCAACAACATACTTAGCTAAGTTAAATGAGCCAAGTAGACACGCACCGTTGGGTGGTAGTGGCTGCTCACCACAGGGGTTAGTAGCTGCAATCTTCTCTGCATACCACAGGTTATTCTTCTTGTTGATACGATCAATGAATAGAATACCTGGCTCAGCCCAGTCCCAAGTACTACGTAGTATCTGATCCCATAGAGCACGAGCACTCACAGTCTTGTACACACGTCCATCAAACTTTAGGTCAAAGTCTTTGTCTTCTTTTACTGCAGTCATAAACTCATCAGTCACACCTACAGAGATGTTGAACTGTGTCAGTGTGTCAGAGTTGTTCTTTGCTGTGATGAACTCTTCAATGTCAGGATGGTCAACACGTAGGACACCCATCTGTGCTCCACGTCTATGTCCTGCTGATGCGATTGTATGGCACACTGCATCAAAGATACCCATAAATGAGATAGGACCAGATGATTTAGACTCTAGTGACTTGATCAGTGTACCACGTGGACGTAGCGTACTGAAGTCATAACCAATGCCGCCACCTAAACGCATAGTCTCTGCAGCACGACGAGCAGCTTCCATAATACCATCCATACTGTCTTCAATAGTCATAGACACAAAGCAGTTGTAAGGTGTTACACGGCGAGGTGCACCCATAGCTGACTGTACACGTCCTGCAGGCAGGAAGCGTTGCTCGTAGAGGATTGTACGGAAGTTATTAAAATGTCCCTCGTCATCTTTCAACGCCTCTGCTACACGTGTCATAGCTTCACGGAATGTCTCGCCCTTTGAGCGATACTTCATTGCGTGAATCTCTTCTGATATATCTATTGTCGGTCCAATGTCGTTACGTAATGTCATTATCTTTTATCTCCTGATCCTTGTAATGTTCCTCGTGCCTTGCGCCCATACAACTTCTCTAGGTTCTTCATAGCAAGGTCTTGCATCTCTAAGTTTAAGTCTCGTGATAGTGCAGCAATGTACCACAACACGTCACCTACTTCCGCTGCAATAGCTTGACGATCAAAGTTACCATCACGCAGCATCTTCTTTACTTTGTTGGCGACTTCCCCTGCTTCACCTGCCAAGCCCAGCGCAGGATACAGAATAGAATGCTCGGCTTTGTAAATGGCTGTCTTGGCTGCTGCCTTTTGGTATGCATTTAATCCCATCTCTTTCTTGCTGTAGGTTTCACTGTAATATTCCCAGGCTTCTAAGTCACCATCACTTAACGTACTCATAGTCTCTCCTTAACAATTATGTTTTCTACTTCGACATCATCTACATCATAGAATAAGTCTTTCACTAAATCGAACACGTCATCGACGTGCGCTTCTTCAACAGAGGATAGTATGTTGTTATCCTCATCTACTTCAAGAACAAAGGTTAAACTAAAACGTTTGTTCATTAGGCACTCCCATATGTTTTAGTAAAGGGTGTTAACTCTGTAGTCTCTAAGAAGTCGGTCTGAGCTATCTCATCACGCCTCTGTACTGCCATACTCATAAGCTGTGGGTGTTCCTCCATTAGATCAAACAGACTAGCCATCAAGCTAGCTGCATTGAATAGCCTACCATAGGTATCATCATCTAGTACACAATCCTCGTGAACCATAAGCCCCACAGATATTGTAGTGTACTCTCCATCGACTAGACCTGTAGGACGCATCACTACAGCTATCTCGTTCTTGTCTATCTCACTCATCTTTCTCTACCTCTAGTTTAATGTGTGTAGTTCTAAGTGGTTCACCTTCTTCTGCTAACCACTCTTCAGGTATTACTCTGTGTGCATACTTGAAGTCGTGCTTCTTACACCAGACTGCATACGTACTCTTGGCTCCCTTGTACAGCTTAGCGTTAGCGTTACTGAATACAAACCTGATGTCTAGCTCAGGGTGCTGCTCTCGTACTGCTACGTGCTTGCGTCTATCTTCACTATCGAAGATGCCCTTAGTTTCGATTATGATACCGTTGTCTAGTACGAAGTCTGGAGTGTAAGTTCTATAGCGTAAGTCCTTCCAGTCAATCTTGAGGTCTTCATATCTCAACCTCTTTTGTTTGTCCTTCAGGAACTTAGCTACAACTTTCTCCAGACCACTACGATACCTGCGAGGGTTATGTCTCTTCGCTGGCAAGTTCATCTCCTATAAACACATAGTCTACCATAGGTTTCTCTGCTGCCTGTGATACACGAGATGGCTCAGTCTTCATATCAGGCCAACACTTATGTTTGTATGAACAGAACTTACACGCAGAGTTGAGCACAAGATTACCTGACGCTTTCTTACGATACGTTTCAGGTACTGCATCAAAGCAACGCTCGAATGGTTGATCAGACTGTATATACTCTACCGTCTTTTCAATCTTCTGTAGTTGCTCATCAACGTTAACATTACCAGCGTCAACATACTTGAACTCCCCATTAGCTTTGTTGACTACCCACCAACCGCCAACATCTTTGTCGGCTGCTGTAGCGTAACCTACAAGCTGACTTACATAACCAAAGCTATCGCCTTGCGCTAGTGTTTCAAAGTCTTTGAACTTATTCTTGTATGACCAAGGAGATGCAGACTTAACGTCATCCACCTTACCATCAAGAACCATATCGTACTCACCTTGTATCTCTGTACCGTCAGACAGAGTGAGTACAACCTTCTCGTTATCCGTAAACTCTACATCAGCAGCACGAAGTAATCCTTTGAACATCGCCTCTACAATATCTCCTAGCATCATATTGACTAGGAAGTGTGGAGGCAGGGGTGTCTTATCTTCAGGATCATTCTTCTCGAACCACAGCTGACAAGTCGGACGCCCAAGGTTGGACATCCGTAGTTTAAACTTGTCACGTGGACCGCTGCTGAACTGCTTACGCACAGCATCCGCTACGTCTTTACCTACCTGTTCGATCACAGCTTCATCAACTGTAGTCTCACCTGCAAGTGCTTTCTGTAGGAATGTGTGTAGTGCTAGCTCAGCTGTGTGGTTCATTCTGCAGCTACCTCAACTTCTACGATGTCGTTGATCACAGCTTCAGCTTTAGCTGACATAGTGCCACCGCTACGCTCTTCGTGTTGGTCATTGATGTAACCATTCATCCCTGCAATCCAATCCATAAAGCTATCCAAGATGTCTTTGTCTGACTCGTCTAGCTCGTGCTTGTCTTCGAGGTCAAGCGTGAATGTAGCGTACTCACTACCGTTAGGCATACTGTGTAGCTCTGCACCTAGTGTAAGGTAGTACTGCAAAGGCAGTGCATTCTTACGCTCAATCTTTTTGAGTGCATCATCAACAGCCTTGATAGAACCACGGCTCTTCACATCCAACACAAAGGGAATCTCTTGTGCAGTGATAGCTGGATCATCAATAGGATTACCCTGATCATCCATAGCACCCTGCATAACTACAGTACCGAAGACTACCTTAGTGCGCTTAGTGTCACGCATAAGTTGCTGTGTCTCTTTAGGTAGAGACTTGAAGTCCTCGACATAGCCAGAGGGTCGGCCTGCATTGAAGCCACCTGTGTTGTCCTTCAGGTCACCATTCAAGTTGTTAACGAGAACAGTCTTGATCATCTCGTTAGCTTGTGAATCCCAACGTGTCCACTGCTGGCGCTGGGCGAAGATGCGAACCTTTGGTTCAGTAGCGTACACAACCTTGTCGTCTGATTGTGTTAGCTTGTATGCACCAGCTGGGATGGCATCGACTTTAACTGTCTTACCGTTGACTTCGATCTCACCTTTGATAGGCGAATGGATTTGACTGAACCGTGGTAGCATTGAACGCTTACCGCTTGAGTTCTCAGCCAGGCCCATCATCTCTGCCAATGATTTACCTTCTGTAGCCAGTGCGATTTGATTGTTACTCATTGTGTATCCTTTCACATTTACACAGTTTCAAAGAGTCGTAGTTATAGCAC